AAAAGATTTGTCTTAGATACTCGGGAAACGTGGAAAGAGTTTCGCAAGGGTTTGATCACAGCAAGCCAAATAAACCGCATAGCAGCGGACGGCAAGGGCGGGAATATTTCGCAAGGGGCAGAAACTTATGTGTATGAACTTATAGAAGCAATCGAAGCAGAGGAAACACCTGATTTCTATTCTAATGCAATGGAATGGGGAAATGAACAAGAACCACAGGCGGTATTGAGATTCTGTCAAGAAATGGGATTGGACGTAAATTCTGACGATGTTATCTATACAAGTATTGGCGGGTTTATTTTCTTTACTTACAAAGATATTGCGGGCGGTACTCCTGACATAATTCTTCCTAAGATGAAGGCAAGTGTAGAAATCAAATGTCCTGACAGCAAAACGCATCTAAAGTATAAACTAACTTTAACAGCTGAGAACTTCCAAAAGGAACTTCCTAAGTATTATGACCAAATGCAATTCAACACTTTCCTTACCAATTCTGAAAAGGCTTATTTCGTAAGTTTTGACCCACGAGTAAAGAAAGAAAAACATCAATATTTTTGCCTTGAGATTCCACGAGATGAAGCAAGGATTGAACACCTACTTAACAAAATAGAACTAACTAACAATTTTAAACAAGAACTTTTAAAACAATTAAACAATTAATCACACAAACAATGGAAATATCAACTAAGCAATATGGAGATTCACGAATATCACCTGCAAAAATAATTGAGATAATTGTCAAGGGTTTAAATTTTGAGTTTAAAGAAGATGTTACTAATCTGAATGGAGAAGTAGACAAAGATTTAATCGACAATTTAAGACAAATTGCGGACGAACTTGAATATCAAAATCACTTAATAAAACAAAACAATGATAGTAATTAGCTTATGCGCTGAGGATTTGAAACCTCATTTAAAAAAGAACGAAAAGAACGGTAAACACTATGTTTCAGTAGTAGTAGATGAACGTAAAGAAACGGACAAATTCGGTAACACTCACACCGCTTATATCAGCCAATCAAAAGAGCAAAGGGAAGCAAAGACACCCAAGTCTTATGTAGGCAACGGCAAAGAGTTTAAGTTCAATTCAAGTTCTCCAACGCCTGAAACAACAACCTCAAAGGAATTTACTAAGGATGAAATTGAAGAAATAGAATTACCCTTCTAAATGTACAAAATAAAAATCATTGGTTCCAGGTGCGAGTTAATTGCACCGGACAAAACAAAACAAAAGTTTAGCGAATTATACGAGTTAATTCGATACGCTAAAAATCACAAGATTAAAATTGAAAACAAAAACGAACTGCCGCAATTCTATGCGGAAATGTTGAAGTAACTTAATTTTAAAAAAAATGACACACGAAGAAAAAATTAATTACATGAAAATAGCTGCTGGAATAGTTGGCTATGGTTTTGACACAAAAGGCTTAGATATGCTTGTTTCACTTTACGAATTGGTAATTGAAAAACAAGGAGAAACTGATTTAAGAACTATTTGCAAAGTTGAAGTAGAAGTAAAAGAACGAGCAGATATTAAAAGCCATAGTGAATTACTTGATAAGGTTTCGGAAAAGGTCGGATAGCCTTGCCGCTAACTTACTTATTACAGCCATTTTATAGCACATATCCAAAAAAACAAAATTAACCAAACAATAACATGGTACTTAACAACCAAAATTTAAACACATTTTTGACACACTTAGCAGTCAAGCACAATATTGATTTGCCAAAAGAAATGAGCGAATTCGTAATTGACAAAAACCCTGAAACAAACAAAGAAAAGATTCAATTTGTGTTTATGGCAGTAAGTGCTATTTCGGGTATATCAGTAGGCAATCTATTAGGAAAGGACAGGAAAGCAGAATACACCATTTGGAAACACATTGCAAGGTATATCTGCATCATGAATAAGTACGGCTCATTGAAGTTTATAGCTACTGAAATTGGTCACATGGATCACTCAACGCTAATCTCCAGCAGAAACAAAGTGAACGATTTACTTGACTCAAAAGATAAGCAAATGACTGAATGTTTCAACCAAGTCAAACACCTTTTAAAATGAAATTAACTAAGAAAAAAAAGATGTTAATTGCATCCGCTGCAATTCGTGATATTCAGATTCTTAGTCTTTCAATCCTTCAATACAAGTCTATTGCCAGCGAATTAAAACCACTTATAAGAGATGAATTTAACGAAGATGTATCGAAGGCTATCTTTAATATATTCGCTAATTCAAATCTACTTAATTCGAAGTTAAACGAAATCTATTCAAGGCATAAACAAGCTAATCAATACTTGCAAGATGCAGACGGATTGACTCACTTAGAGGAGATGAGTACTCAGGTTTTAGAAAAAATGAATGAAGTTATTGCAAATTACAAAGTTTAAACTTAATATTGAAAACCAAACAATTTAAAATATGATACAAACTTATGAGGAGTTTTTAGACTCCAAACGCCACACAATAGGCGAATTTGGATTCGAACCTAATTTTATTCCTGACATTGCTTTTGACTTTCAAAAACACATCATTGAAAAGTCTATCAAAAAGGGACGTATTGCAAACTTTGTCGACACTGGTTTAGGCAAAACATTAATTCAACTTTCAATAGCTAAAAACATCATTCAACACACTAATAAAAAGGTATTAATACTTACACCTTTAGCGGTTGCATTCCAATTTATTTTAGAAGCTGAAAAAATAGGGGTTGATGATATTGAATACTGCAAAGACGGTAAGCACACTAAAAAAATAGTTATCTGCAATTATGAGCGATTACATTATTTTGATAGTTCGGATTTTATTGGAGTTATTCTTGATGAAAGTTCAATCTTAAAAAACTTTGACGGTAAAATTAAATGGAATGTAACAGAATTTGTAAAGAAAATACCATACAGATTTTTAAGCACAGCAACCCCCGCACCAAATGATTATATTGAATTTGGAACAAGTAGTGAAGCGTTGGGTTATTTGCCTTATATGGATATGATTACAAGGTTTTTTGCAAACAATGAGAATAACATAAGACCTCAAGATATTGGCACAAAATGGTATCTAAAACCTCATGCAAAGAATGATTTTTTTAGTTGGCTTAATCAATGGAGTTTATCAATTAAAAAGCCGTCTGATTTAGGATTTGACGATACAAGATACTTTTTACCAAAACTGAATGAAAATATACACTACGTTAAAAACAATTCAAATTGGGTTATTGAGGGGCAAATGAAACTTTACAACGGACTTGCAAAAACAATGAGCGAAGTTAGAGAGGAACAAAAGCAAACAATAAAAGAAAGATGTGAAAAGGCTTTTGAATTAGCAAAAGATAAGACCTCAGTTTATTGGTGCAATTTTAATGATGAAGGTGATTTACTTGATGAAATGGATAGCGAAGCGATACAGCTAAAAGGGGGCATGACACTTGAAAAGAAAGAGGAAATATTATTAGCTTTTGCAAATGGTCAAATTAAGCGATTAATAACTAAGCCAAAAATTAGTTCATTCGGATTAAATTGGCAGCATTGCAATCATTCAGTTTACTTTCCTACATGGAGTTATGAACAATATTACCAAGCTGTTAGAAGGTTTTGGAGATTTGGTCAAAAAAACGAAGTCAATATAGAATTAGTTTTATCTGATGGGCAAAAAAGAGTTATTGACACTTTGCTATACAAGACAAATAAAGCTATTGAGTTCAACCAATTAATTCAAAAAAACATTAATACAGCCGTTGACTTATCAACAAAAGAATTTACAAAACCAATTACAAAACCAAACTTTTTATAACATGAAAAATCTAATCAAAGACGAAACAATTACAGACAATTACGCAATTTACAACGGAGATTGTATAGACGTATTGAACACCATTCCTGATGATAGCGTTGACTTATCAATTTACTCACCACCATTTGCAGGACTTTACAATTATTCAAGTTCTGAAAGGGATTTTAGCAATTGCAATACAAAAGAGGATTTCTTAAAACAATATGAGTATTTGGTTAAAGAAATGGCAAGAGTAACTAAATCGGGGAGAATAAATGCGGTTCATTGTCAAGATATTTTAACAGATACAACTAAGCACATTTTATATGATTTCCCTCATGATATTATTGAACTCCATAAAAAATACGGATTTAGTTTTCATAATCGAATTACCATTTGGAAAGAGCCTTTAGAAGTCCGCATGAGAACAATGGTTAGAAGTTTGATGCACAAGAATATTGCAGAAGATTCAACTATGTGTTTTACCGCTATTCCTGATTATGTTTTAATCTTTAAAAAGATTGGAGAAAATAAAACCAAAGTAACAAACCCAAAAGGATTTAAACGATATTATGGAGAAACTCCATTATTGCCAGCTATGGAGAAAAAATACGGTAAATGGGAACATATCGTGTCAAAACATAAAGACGATAACAATCTTGATGATAATCACTTGACAAATAAATTAAGTCAAATAATTTGGCAAAGATACGCATCAAGCGTTTGGGATGACATTCGAAACGATAATGTATTACCTTTCCATGACAGCCGAGAAGATGATGATGAAAAGCACGTTCACCCGCTACAATTAGACGTTATTGATAGGTTAGTTGAATTATATTCAAATCCTGATGAAGTCGTTCTAACTCCATTTATGGGGGTAGGTAGTGAGGTTTTTAGTCCCGTTTCATTAGGCCGTAAAGCAATCGGAATTGAGTTAAAAGATTCTTACTATAAACAAGCTATTTTAAATTTAAAGGAAGCTAAAACAAGATTCGCAGCTCAAGATTTACAAAAATCATTATTCTAACTTATGAGAAACACACAAAAACAAGCTATTATTAAGCTATTAAAGAAAAGGTATGTAAGCACTTGGGATGCGTTCGATTTAATCGGATGTACCAAATTAGGCACAAGAGTAAGCGAGTTGATTCAATCTGGCAAGTACGAAATTTCAAAGCGTGACAAAAAGGTGACTACTCGATACGGTGCTAAGGTTGTAGTTAAGCAATACAAGATTTTAAAAGAGTATGAAGCCAAAAAAGTGTAAGTCCTGCAAGATTCCATTCACTCCGAAACATTCTACAACTGAGGTAGCTTGTTCTATGACTTGCGCAATTGAATTAAGTAAAATAATTGTCACTAAGGAACGAAACCAAAATAAGCGATTAGAGCGTGAAAAGTTGAAAAGTGGATTAATGACCAAAGGCGATTACGAAAAGGCACTACAAACTAAAATTAACTACATGGTGAGGCTAATTGATGAAGGTTGTAAGTGTATCGGATGCAATAAACCTAAAAAGCTGGAGGCAGGTCACTTCGCTGCCAGGAGTTCACACCCTTACATCAAGTTTCATTTAATGAACGAATTTGGAGAATGCAAATTTTGTAACAATTATAAGAGTTCAAAAAGTGATTACGTTGACGGCTTAATTAGAGAATTTGGTCAAGATATATTCGACTATATTACTGGTCTTAAATTGGAATGGAAAGACTTATCATGGGAAATTCACGAACTTAAAGAATGGATCAAGAAAAGTAACGAGTGTATTAAATTTATTGAAGCGTTCAAATCTGACAAGCAACTACCTTTGAATAATTCTGATAGGATTAGTTTAAGGGTTCAAGTAAACGAGTTAATGGGAATTTATAAGTAAAAAAACAATGGACGAAAGAGATTACAAAGCAATGAACAAAGACATGAAAAGCGAAAACATATTTAAACAAGCTGTTGACCATTTTGGAGTCGAAAACCAACTATTAAAATTAGTTGAAGAAATGGCAGAACTTACTCAGGCAATTATAAAAAGAAGATTGAACCCTGATGAACCGAAACACTTTAATAATTTGTTAGAAGAATACACAGATGTAACAATAGTTATGAGGCAGTTAATAGAAAGTAAACTATTTCAAGGACGTACTGCAATGTATTTGCGAGATGCTTATTGTGATGAAAAAATCGAGTACCTTATATCATTGTTAAAAAGTTCTGAAAAAACTAAGGTAGATAATTAGTAATATTGTATTTCAATAAGCGGTGTATGAAGTAGTGAGCATAGACCGTTTTCACAAGGTAAAACAATTTACCAAGCCCTGACTGAACTCACTACCAGTTGGGGCTTTTTATTTATTATGAGTAAAAGATTTATTGACACCAATTTATTTTCTGATGATTGGTTTAGCGAGTTATCAATTGAGCAAAAACTTGCTTTCATTTATTTAATCTGCAATTGTGACCATGCAGGAATTTACAAGCTAAATCGAAAATTAGCAGAGTTTCAAACTGGACTTTCCCAATTTGAATCAATTTTGGGTACTATGTGCGAATACGTGGTAAAAATAGATTCTTATGTTTACTTCATGCCTAAGTTTTTAAAGTTCCAATATCCTGACTTTCCTAAAAGTGGTGTAAAACAGCAAGATAGTGCAGTAAAACTACTTAAAAGAAATAAGATTTCAATTGATATTTTAAAGAGTTACCTAACACTTAGTCAAGAGTTCATAAACTCTTATGATAATGATAATGATAATGATAATGAATATAAGGGGAGTGCAGAGGGGAAAATAAAAAATCCAACTATTGAAGAAATGATAAAGTATTTTGTAGAAAATGGATTTAGTGCTTTTAGTGCAGAAACTGCTTGGTATCATTACAATAATAAAAATTGGCATGATAGCCAAAATAAACCAGTATTGAATTGGAAAAATAAAGTAAAAAATAATTGGTTTAAAGTTGAAAATAGAATTGCACCGACTCCAAAACAAATAGCACGATGAACAATTATGAAGATTACGGAATTGAGATTCCACGTGGTAAGTATTCAGGTGAAGTTGTTACTATTTGCCCTGAATGTAGCCATACCCGAAAAAAGAAAAAAGATAAGTGCTTAGGTGTTAATTTGGATAAAAAAGTTTGGAATTGTAACCATTGCGGGTGGAAAGGAACTTTGATAACTGAAAAGAAAAAAGAGTACATCAAACCAATTTTTACAAATAGAACTAACTTAGGTTTACTTGAAATAGACTGGTTTGCTAAACGTGGAATAAGTAACGAAACATTAAATCACTTCAAGATAACTAAGCAAATGGAGTGGATGCCACAAGTTAATAAAGAAGTAAATACAATCGGTTTTAATTACTTTCGAAATGATGAACTGATAAACACAAAATTTAGAGATGGGGCAAAAAACTTTAAATTAGTAAAAGATGCAGAATTGATTTTCTTCAATTTAAACGCTTTAAAAGAAAGTAGTGAGGTGTATGTATGCGAAGGCGAAATAGACTGCATTACGTTTCACCAAACAGGCCTAATAAACGTTATTTCAGTTCCTAATGGTGCAAACCTGAATAGCAATAACATGGTTTATCTTGAAAATTGCCTAAATGAACTGTCTGAAATTAAAAGATTTCATATTGCAACTGATAACGATACCGCAGGCCGAAAACTTAGAAATGATTTGGCTCAAAGGTTAGGGATTGAAAAATGCGATTATATTATTTTTGGTGATTGTAAAGATGCTAATGAATGTTTGCAAAAGTATGGAATTGAAAAGGTAGTAGAGTTTGCTACAAAACCAATTAATTTTCCATTAGAAGGTAGTTTTACTATTTCAGATTTTGAAGATGAAATTGATGATTTTTACCGTAATGGTTTGCCTGATGGGGCAAAATGCGGAGTGCCTGATTTAGACCAAAAAATTAGTTTTCACGAAGGTTATATTAGTACTTTTACTGGGATTCCCTCACATGGAAAGACCTCATTCTTAGACTATTTGTTAGTTAGATTGTTACTTAATGAGGATTGGGGAGGTGCTTTTTACTCACCCGAAAACAAACCTACAAAGCTACATTTTAGCAAGATAGCACGAATTATTATGGGTAAGTCATGGGATGGAGAGTATAAAATGAGTTTTGATGATGTTCAATTAGTTAAAGAATACTTAGAAGAAAAGTATTGGTTTATTAAGCCTGAAAAGGATTTTACATTAGATTCTATTTTAAGTAGTGTTTTACAATTGATTTCACGAAAAGGAATTAAATTCTTTGTTATTGATGCTTGGAATAAGTTAGAGCATTTAGATGATTCGACTGGGTATGTAGGAAAGCAATTAGATAAACTTGCTAACTTTTGCGAATTGCACCAAGTACATTGTTTTTTAGTGGCACACCCTACCAAAATGAAAAAGATGCCTGATGGCTTAAGATATGAAGTTCCTACCTTATACGATATTTCAGGAAGTGCAAATTTCTTTAATAAAACTGATGCAGGATTTTCAATGTATAGAGATTTTCAAAACAATACATCAACTTTGCACATTCAGAAGGTTAAGTTTAATCATTGGGGCGAAACTGGGAGTATTGATTTTAATTACGATTTGCAGTCATGTAGATATTATGTAGTAGGCTCAAATCCTGATAGGACTCCGTATATTAGGCGAAGTATTGATGGGCAAATAATGAACTTAGTAAGGTTGCCAAAAGATATAAAGCAAATGAGTATAAATGATTACTTTGAACCTGCACCATTTTAAATCGAATTAGCAGCTGAAAATAAGAGATTAAAAGAGTTGAATGAATTTTAAAAGCCTGATTTATTGCACGTTGCAAATATTCAAATAAAATAAACGAAATAAATCAAAAGTTCTATTACATTTGTATCACCAAACAACGAAACAATGACAACTATTAACGTAACATTACCAACAAACAAAGCAGGCAAATTAGCAGTATTTACAATTAAATTTAGTGTTTTAAAATTTGATGAAGTAATTGATGCTGTTTCAAATGTTAAGACAATTGAGCAATTAAAATCATCAAACCTTTGGGAAGTAATCTAAACTAAACATGACAATACGCAAAAGAGGGGGGCAAGCTAAACCCCCCGAAGAAAGAGTGGTGCAATTCTGCATCTATACTAAACGTAAACATATCGACAAATTAGGACGTGACAATGCACGAGAGATAGCTGAGAAGGCTATTTTGAAGGCAATTGAAAAGATTAAGTAAATTAAAACCCTTAGTAGTTTAATTGGCAAAACCCTATACTTTTAAGCTTAGTATAGATGTTGGTTCGATTCCAACTTAAGGGGCAAAAACCAAACAATAAAAACATGGAAAACAAAAGAATCCCATTCGATTGGGAAAAGTATCAATCAGGAGAATATCAAGCGGTTTGTAGGGATGGTTCAATTCCTGAAATGATTGCCTATAATCCAAATGCAAAAGAAACAGCTAAAATAGCTATGTGGGTTGATGGCCAATTGTATCCAAGATTTGAAAATGGGCAAACATGGCAAGATTTAGAAGGTACATTAGATATTATCCTAATTCCCAAACCCAAAAAGTTCCAAGCATGGGTAAACTTGTATAGTGATGGATTATCTTCATCTTATAGAAGTGAGTATATGGCAAAGGAATTAGTAGATGTTCATTTAGAAAATGGTAGAGAATTTATCGAAACTCGATTAATTGAATGGGAGGGTTAATCGTAATTAGTGAATAAAAAGCAAATAATAGAGGCGTTGTATTTAGATAAACAATTCAAAAAAGTTTGTCAGAATATTGCGCCTCCTTCACTTTGCGAAGATTTATTTCACGAAACGATCATGGTATTCCTGGAAATGGATGAAGAAAAGGTAATTAAAGCAAGTGTAGAAGGTTATTTGAAATGGCTGTTTATTCGGATAGCTTCAAATTCATTCAACTCAAAGACGTCACCATTCTATCATAAGTACCACCACAATGACGATAAACACGATTTAAGCGAAGCAAAGATAAAAGAGGTAACTAATATCAATGAAGGCTTTGAAAGTAAATTTAAACAGCTTATTGAATCAATTGAAAGTGAAATTGAATGCTTAGACTTTTACGAAAAGGAACTTTTAAAACTTTACATCAAATTTGGAAATTATCGTGACGTATCAAGGGAAGTCGGCATAAAATACGAATCAGTAAGGCACGCCATAAGATTAGCAATTGAAAAAATAAAACTAAAAAATGATAAACTTTATAATGATATGCTTAATGAGCGCATCGAGTGGATATGTAATATCTGAGTTAATAATCGAATGGAGTCAAAGGTTATTCAAGATATACCCGATTAAACCCTTTTCATGCGGTTATTGCCTATCATTTTGGTTCGGGTGTGTATTGGCTGCATATTTTAATATCAATCTATTAGAAGTTATCTTATACGGTTTTAGTTCATCATACCTTTATTATTACTTAAACAGACCATGACAGAAGAAATATACAATATCCTGCTACCTTTAAAAGGCAAGTGGGAAATTTACAAAGAACACCATTACAGCGAATTTACCAACATTGATTACGAGATAGTAAAAGATGCTTATGCGAAATTGCATGGACCGCCACCAAGAAACCTATCTTGCCAGTCTTGTATTAGAGAACTATTAAGAGTAGTTTTTTTGCCATTCGATAATTTTAAACCCGAAATAAAACAAAATGCTAAAGTTAAAACATTCAGGAAACGCAGGTGACATTCTGTATAGCTTGCCTGCAATACGTCAAGCCTGCTATAATGCAAATGATAAGGCAATACTTTATCTACACATAGATCAACCTGCTAACTATGTTAAAGGGTTTGTTCACCCATTAGGTAACGTGATGTTGAATAAGTACATGGCTACTATGCTCAAGCCATTGTTATTGGCTACTAATTTTATTGAAGATGTGTTAATCTACAACGGCCAAAAAGTAGACTATAACTTAGACAAGTTTAGAGAAATCGGTTTAAATCTTGGAGCGGGTAATATTTCACGTTGGTACTTTCAGGCTTTCCCTGAGTTGACTTGTGATTTAATTCAACCAACAATCGAGATAAAGCTATCAAGAATATTGAATGAAACAATTGTCATCAATAGAACTGAACGCTATCAAAATGGGCAAATTGATTATTCAATACTTAATCAATATAAAAACCCTAAGTACTTTGTAGGTACTGAACATGAGTATCATTTAATGAGTAAAATGGTCAAGAACTTACAATATCAGGAGGTATCAAACTTTTACGAATTAGCAGACTTAATTAACAATTGTAAAGTATTTATCGGCAATCAATCAATGAACTTTGCAATAGCTGAACAATTAAAATCAAATAGAATCTTAGAAACTTATTTTGGATGCCCGAATGTTATTCCATGCGGGGGCAAAGCATTTGACATATTTAATCAAGAAGGATTTGAATATGCACTTAATCAATTTTTAAAATGAGAGAACATTACACCAAAACACCTGAAGGTAGTTACAAGTCTAACTATTTCAAAAAGCCTGAAGATATTTACTTAGATGAATATTGGTCAGCAAAGCAAAATCATTCAACTATTCACGAACAAGTCTTTAATGTGACTGAAAAGAATGAACTTGTAAAAGAAGCATTAACCAATATTGAACCTAAAACTATTTTAGAAATAGCTTGCGCTCCTGGTATTCTTTTAGGTGAATTATCTGAAAGTTTTCAAACACATGGAATCGAGGTTGATGAAGTTTACAAAAATGATATTCAACATTTAGCACAATCTGCTAAACTTCATTTCGGTTTCTTTCCTGAGATTACGAAAGATTGGCAGCCTGAAACATTCTCAAACATTATAGCTTTAGATGTTTTTGAACACGTTGAAGACGGCATGGCATTTTTAAAAGAGTGCCACCGATTACTTTGCGAAGGTGGGAGGCTAATAATTCAAGCCCCTATCATGTTCGAACCCGATGTAATGGATGAAAAGCAATTCCACGAGACTGAACATATTTGGATTTATGATTTAGACCACATATTAACAATGGCAGGTCGGTGTGGATTATTGTTAGTTGAATATAGTCAATGGAAATTAGGGCATGAACAAATAGTTTTTGAAAAATGAAAATACTCCAAGTTTGTGACAAGAAAATAAGCGGGGTTGAATACCACCGTCTTTTAATTCCACATGGAAAGCTAAACGAATTAGAGGAAGTCGATATAACAACTGCTCACATCATTGACCATTTGCCCG